GGATCTACAGAAGCGGTACGGAACATTCTTTAGAGTAGAAGAGTTGACACACGGCAACAAAAAGAAAACAGACAGAGTAATGTGGGCGCTACAAGGGCGCTTTGAAAATGGGTACATTACGCTAAACAAGGGAGAGTGGAACTCTAGATTCCTAGACCAACTCTTCCAGTTTCCTGACCCTTTGACCCATGACGACTTAGTGGACGCATTGGCGTACATTGACCAACTAGCAAACGTAGCGTATCACTACGACTACGAAATAAGTGACCACGAAATTCTAGACGTAGTGGCGGGGTACTAAAAATGAGTGAACTATACGAAACAGACCCGTTGATGGTCGAAGAAACAATCGAAGACTGGGTTATTACTAAGTGCGAAGACTGGAGGGACTACTACGAAAGTAATTATGAAGCAAGATTTGAAGAGTATTATAGACTATGGCGTGGTATATGGGACCCTGCTGACAGCCAGCGTGGGTCTGAGCGTTCCCGTATTATTTCTCCTGCACTTCAACAGGCAGTTGAGTCTAATGTAGCGGAACTAGAGGAAGCCACTTTTGGCCGTGGTAAATGGTTTGACGTTAGTGACAACATGGGTGACACTGACAAGACTGACGTACAGTTTTTACGCAACAAGCTTACGGAAGACTTTGAAGACTGCATGGTGCGTAAAGCAGTAGCAGAATGTCTTATTAACGCTGCTGTGTTTGGTACAGGCATTGGTGAAGTTGTTATCGAAGAAATGAAAGAAATGGCTCCTGCTACACAACCTATAATGGGTGGTGACCTTCAAGCAGTAGGAGTAAGTATTACTGAAAGAGTAAAAGTAAAGCTTAAACCTGTACTACCTCAGAACTTTCTAATTGACCCTGTAGCTACGTCCGTAGAAGACGCTTTAGGCGTTGCTGTAGATGAGTTTGTAAGTCTACACCACGTTGAAATGCTGCAGGAACAAGGAGTATACAAAAACGTCTATGTTGGTCCAGCGGCACCAGACACTGACTTAGAGCCTGACCAAGACATTACAATTTACAACGACGACAAGGTACGCCTCACTAAGTACTACGGTTTGGTGCCACGAGAGCTTCTAGATGCCGCTACAAGCGACGATGACGACGAAGTACTAGGGGAAGACGACTCAACCTCACGTTACGTAGAGGCTGTTGTAGTGGTTGCTAACGGAGGTATTCTTCTGAAGGCAGAAGCTAACCCTTACATGATGATGGATCGTCCTGTAGTAGCATTTCCTTGGGACGTAGTACCCGGACGCTTCTGGGGTCGTGGAGTCTGCGAAAAAGGCTACAACTCCCAGAAAGCACTTGATACAGAACTACGCGCACGTATTGACGCATTAAGCCTTACTATTCACCCAATGATGGCTATTGACGCTACTCGTTTGCCACGAGGTGCAAAACCAGAAGTACGTCCCGGCAAGATGATCCTAACCAGCGGAGATCCCCGTGAAGTACTTCAACCTTTTAACTTTGGTCAAGTTAGTCAAATTACTTTTGCTCAAGCAGGAGCCTTGCAGCAGATGGTACAACAAGCAACGGGAGCAGTGGACTCAGCGGGAATTGCGGGTCAGGTTAACGGCGAGAGTACTGCCGCTGGTATTAGTATGTCTCTTGGCGCTATTATTAAACGCCACAAGCGCACACTAATTAACTTCCAGCAGTCGTTCCTGATTCCGTTTGTCAAGAAAGCTGCCTATCGGTACATGCAGTTTGATCCAGAGTCTTATCCTGTAGCTGACTACAAGTTTAATGCATCTAGTACTCTTGGTATTATTGCAAGAGAATACGAAGTTACCCAGCTTGTTCAGTTGTTGCAGACTATGGGTAAAGAGTCGCCCCTGTACAATACACTTATTCAGTCTGTTATTGACAATATGAACTTGTCTAACCGTGAAGAGCTGTTAGTGTCTATGGCACAAGCTATGCAGCCTAACCCACAACAACAACAAGTACAACAAGCACAGATGGCATTCCAGCAATCACAAACAGATGCACTGTCTGCTCAGGCTCAAGAGTCACAAGCACGTGCTGCTAAACTGGCTGCAGAAGCTCAAGCAGTACCGCAAGAACTTGAGATTGACAAGATTAACGCTATTACCCGTAACCTACGTGAAGGTGACGCTGAAGACAAAGAGTTTGAACGTCGCATGAAAGTAGCCGATACTCTCCTTAAAGAAAAGCAAATACAAGGCAAAACTAATGCTGATAACGCAAAAAGAGATGCAACTCCTGCTAGACCAAATCAACAACAAATTCAGCGACCAGTTCGCCCGGTTGGACCAGCTGGAACGCAAGGTGGAGGAACTCAGCAATGACCAACAGAAGAGCGGACCCAAGACTAGCGCGGGCAGGGGTAAGCGGGTACAACAAGCCAAAACGAACGCCTAATCATCCGACTAAAAAGTTTGTTGTTGTTGCTAAAGAAGGCGATCAAGTTAGGACTATACGTTTTGGTGACAAAAACATGACTATTAAAAAAGACCAGCCTAAGCGACGTAAGTCGTTCAGAGCACGTCACAAGTGTGACACAAACCCACCTAGTAAACTAACAGCACGATATTGGTCGTGTAAAAACTGGTAAGGAGAAAACTATGCCAATGGGACCCGGAACATATGGAAGCAAAGTAGGACGACCACCTAAAAAGAAAAAGAAAGCTATGCCTGTAAAACGAAGTAGAGGTACAGGAAGCCGAAGAGGTAGATAATGCCACGTAAAACTCGAACGGGTGGCGCAAGTCGCCCTAAGAAAAAATCAGGGCCTACACCTAAAAACAAGGCATTGTACGCTAGGGTCAAAGCAGAGGCTAAACGTAAATTTGATGTTTGGCCTAGTGCGTATGGTTCAGCATGGTTGACCCGTGAGTACAAAAAACGCGGTGGTACTTATGTCTAGAAAACGTCAGACAGGCGGAGCCAGTCGTCCTAAAAAGGGGTTGACTAAGTGGTTTGCAGAAGAATGGGTTGACGTTAAAACGGGTAAACCTTGTGGTCGAAAGTCTACAAAAAAAGTAGGCCCTAAAAAAACCACACGTCCTTACCCCTCTTGTCGTCCTAAAGCTGTTGCAGCTAAGATGACCAAAGCTGAAAAGGCTTCTTCTGCACGACGTAAAACAGGACCTAAAGCAATTAAACATGCAGTAACAGCGTCAGGCAGACGTAGAAAATCTACACAAAAAGCTTGACATTTTAATAAAAATATGTTATAATAAAACTATAAGTATAACTATAGAGGAAACTATGACTCCTGAGCTTGAAACCTATTTTAATAATTATAATGAACTCTTCAATAGTGAAGGTTTCAAACAACTCGTACAAGAGTTATCTACTAATGCACAACAGTTGGCTGACATTCAGACAGTTAAAGATACCGAAGATTTATATTTTCGTAAAGGCCAAGTTGCTGCCTTCGCTACTGTAATTAACCTTCAGGGTACTATAGAAGCGGCCAGAGATCAAGCAGAAGCCGAAAACGAAAGTCCTGTTGATGTATAAAATTTATGACTTCCGTTGTACAAACGGACATGTCTTTGAAGAAATGGTAGAGAGTACCGTTACAACCAGTAGGTGCGGTTGTGGCGCGAATGCTACACGCATGGTATCTGCCCCGTCCTTTCACTTAAATGGCGCTGACGGTTCATTCCCCGGCGCTCACATGAAGTGGGTTAAAGAGCACGAAAAAGCAGGTAAACAATAACATCTCCATAATGATTATAATCACGGAGTTTAATTATGTCTAGAGCAACGATTCTAGATCCACGTCCTGAAGAGGAAAACGCGGATCAAATCGAACAAAACGAAGTTAACGAGATTCAACAAAAAGCAGAAGTAGAAACAAAAGCAGAAGTTGAGCAACCTCAAGTAGAAGAACCTAGCTTACCAGATAAGTATCAAGGTAAGTCTTTAGAAGAAATAGTACAGATGCACCAAGAAGCTGAAAAGCTACTGGGTCGTCAGTCTTCTGAAGTAGGTGAACTTCGTAAAGTGGTGGACGATTACATTGCTAATCAAACACCCGTTCAAGCACCTCAACAACAATACGTTGAGCCTGAAGACGATATAGATTATTTTACAGATCCTCAAGCAGCCGTCAATCGCGCTATTGAGAATCACCCTAAAATCAGGGAAGCACAGCAGTACACTGAACAGTACAAGAAGCAAACCTCTTTGGCAACGCTTCAAGCTAAACATCCAGACATGCAGACTATTCTTAACGATCCTAAGTTTGCAGAATGGATTAAAGCTTCCAAGATTAGGACTCAATTGTTTGTAGCAGCTGACCAACAGTACGATGCTGACTCTGCGGACGAACTCTTTACACTCTGGAAGGAGCGAAAGACAGTAGCCCAGCAGACTGCCCAAGTTGAAAAACAGGCACGTAAGCAGACACTCAAGGCAGCTAATACAGGCAATGCACGAGGCACTGGAGAGGGTTCACGTAAGAAAACGTATCGCAGGTCCGACATTATTAAACTAATGAAAACAGACCCTGAGCGTTACCAAGCATTGTCAGATGAAATACTACAAGCTTACGCGGAGGGTCGGGTCAAGTAATCTAAAGGAGATTAATCATGGCTAACGAAACTTCGGGAACCTACTTCACAGCTAATGCTGTGGTAGACAAAACAGCAGCAGGTACTTTCATTCCAGAAATCTGGAGTGACGAGATCATTGCTGCATACCAAAAGAACCTCAAGATGGCTCCACTTGTCAAGCGCATCCAAATGTCTGGCAAGAAAGGGGATGTAATCCACATCCCTAAGCCTACTCGTGGTTCAGCTTCTGCTAAGGCGGAATCAACTGCGGTAACAATCCAAGCGAACCTTGAGTCAGAGTTGCAGATCAGTGTAGATCGTCACTTCGAGTACTCACGTCTAATCGAAGACATCGTTGAAGTACAGGCTCTCAACAGCCTCCGTCAGTTCTACACAGAAGACGCTGGCTACCAGCTTGCTCTTAAGGTAGACACTGATCTTATCAACGCTGCTACTGGCTTCGGTGATGGTACTCGTACACAGTCTCCAGCTAACACTGGTGCTAACTGGGTTAACAGCAACAGCTATTACTTCAATGCCGCTGCTGGCCTTGCTGCTTACGCTGTTGATACTGTAACTTCAGGTGACAACTTCACTGACCTTGGTTTCCGTGAGGCTATCAAGAAGATGGATGACGCTGACGTTCCTATGGAAAACCGTGTCCTTGTTATTCCACCTGCAGTACGTAAGTCTATCATGGGCATTGACCGATACGTGTCTTCTGACTTCGTAGGCGGACGTGGTGTAGAGTCTGGCCTCATTGGTAACCTCTACGGCGTAGACATCTACGTTTCAAGCAACGCTCCAGTTCTTGAAGCATCGGGTCAAAACAGTGCTTCTACTGTTGACACTCGTGGTTGTTTGTTCTTCCACCAAGATGCTCTCGTAATGGCAGAGCAAATGGCTGTACGTTCGCAGACACAGTACAAGCAGGAATACCTGTCAACACTGTTCACTTCGGACACTCTGTACGGTGTACAAACATACCGTCCAGAAGCTGGCTTTATCCTCGCAGTTTGCGACGAGTAAGTCCACTAGGGGGTCAGCAATGGCCCCTTTTCCTTTCTTCTCCTTCTTTTTTGCAATAGGACTTTCCGATGTCGAACTACACTAAGACTACAGACTTTGCAGCTAAGGACTCGTTACCTACAGGCGACTCAG